ACGCAGAAAAGAATCGTGGCATGGCTGCAGGATTATATATAGACAGAAAGATAATAAAAACAGGCAAACTAGAGGACCTATCAGAGGAAGAACTAGAATTAAAGATGAAAAAAATATTAGATGATTACGCACCCATTCTGAACGCGAAGCAAGTTGAGGCATTACCGGATGAAGTTACCGAGGTATCAAAGTCAAAACAAAAAAACAAGAAAGCAAAAAAATTGCCAACAGTGAATAATACGTAAAAGGACCCATTAATTTATTTTAACTATTTTCTTAACACATGCAAGAGGGATCATAGTTCTATCTCCAAAAGTCAACGACCCATCTTCATCCCTATCATACGAGGCAAATAATTTAACAGCATATCTATCTTTGTTATATAACCAACCTTCATTAACTGGTGCAGCGAGTTTCATCTTATTAAATCCTTTTTCATCAGCCCAGCCAGAATCAGATAATATATCAATCCACTCAACTCTGACCTTTGAATAAGGGATGACGTCTTTGACGTTTTGATTTAAGCTTAATTTTCTTTTTGTTTTTCGTGGCATAATAGTATTTTGAGTTGTGCTTCTTATTAAACTTATCCCAAAACTCCTTTTCTGTCATCATGTTAATCACCCCACCTTTTTTTCTTTTTTGTATATGTATGGTAAAAAAATCAGATTTTATATGAAAATGAATCGCTTCGCGCGCGGGCAATCTGTAATATTCTGTAATGTGACATTATATTCTGTCACCTGACACTTTTTATTTGGACCAAATGGCACACATTATTCATATATACCAACACTTCTAAGCCATTTGTACAAAAAGACACTTTTTTTATAGTAGTTTTTTTTTTTATTTTTATTTTTTTTACCATACATATACAGAATCTGTCGTCTGCCACATTTTAGACACTATTCTGCCTTCTTTTTGACAAGAGAATCACCAAATTGTCCTCTCCAGCCCCATGATCCGTGGTGCGTGGTCTCTGAATCGAGATTCGCATGAATCTTAAATCCAGTGTCAGTGGCCAATGCGCAAAAACTAAGATCCTCACCCTTCCATTCACCGGTATCCAGGTTAAACGTCGTATCCCAAAAATTATACATATATCGGTCTATTGCATCTTCCATCGCCCCAATCTCCTCGTTCATCTTCTTTCTCGTGAAAGCGTTAAAGTTAATCTTCAACTCTGGATGTTTATCCATTAGTCTCTCAAATACTCTTCGATGAATCAGCATAAGACCCGCAGGACCTTCTTCAATCTCTACAAGATCAAAGGGTTCTATTTTTACAAAATCAGGGTCCTTGAACTTGACCGCATACTTCACTTTTTCCTCTTTAACTCTATAAGGAGTGCAGATGATATCTTTCTTCGGCACCAACATTCTCATTACCGCTTCTGGTCTAAACTCAACGTCAGCATCGACAAAGAGCATGTAATCAAATCCTGAATTCATAAATCCACAGGTCAGCAGATTTCGTCCATGTGTGACCAGAGACGATTTCACAGATTTGAACCTACACTCTATACCAGATCCACCTAATGCACTAAACGTATCAAGTAAGGATACGGTTGTTTCCACTCTCATCATGTCATAGCACGGTGTCGCTACGTAAACTTTAGGTTTTTCTTCGGCCATATTTTCCTCTCGCTGAATAACCATTATCTCGACACCACTGTTGATGAATCTCTCTCATGAGTTTATCCTTCTCTTGATCTTTGAGCCATGTCGGGTTACCCACGACTCTTTTGATTTTCTTACGTTCTTTATTTGCCATCCTTCTCAAACTCTTTTAACAAAGCATCACTGTCCACCTTCGCTCGTTCTTTCTCATCGAATATAAGCTCGTTGTAATGATCGAGTCGTTTTAGAAACTTATATTTCGTGTTCCGTAATTCCTGGTCCGTGATTCGAAATTCCTGATAATACAGATCCGGCGTACAGATCATAATGACGCCTTGTCTAATTTCACTCCCGTAGTATGCATCATGAGCCATAGCATACGCTGCAATTTGCAAGTAATAATCTTCTATCCATTCTTCTTTCTTCGGACGATTGGCCTGTTTGAAATCTACGATAGTCGGAAGACCATTGTGTAGACATACGAGATCAGTACTCCCAGCGTACAACCCAGGATAATGTAACATAACTTCCGAGCCATAGTATTCTGAAATAGGTGTAAGACCCATTTCAATAATTTTCGTGGCCATGGGCTTCGCCTCGCATCCGATTGGCGTAAGATCATCGTACCCAACTCCTTGAATATGAGACTCCAAGAATTTGTGCATGGCAGTCCCTCGCTTCGAAGATAAATTCTTAATTGATTCTGCTTTTTCATGTCCAACTTTATTTTTCCAGGCGGTTAAATACTCTTGATTCTTTGTCTTTGCAAGAACTGTTGTAACCGATGGTAAACGTACACCAGCGAAGTCATAAAACCGGACTCCTGTTGCGTGGTCCGTGATCTGTTTTCCTTGTATATAGTTGTATTTATTAGATTTCTTTACCATCTTTGTATACCTTAGTTTTTCCATTTTCTTTATATATTATACTTCCATCGTGAAGAACGCGTTGTTGTCCCTCTCTAAGAGAGGGGTTTCGCTGTCTCTCTTCCCATTTTGTTATTTTTAAGTCTTTAAGCTCTTTCATTGTACTAAAATTAAAAGGATTTTCGGTGGCTTTATTAATGAGTTCAATATTATCCCTGGTTCTAAGTTTTCGTATACCGTTAAAATAAATTTGTCTAGCTCTTTCACGTGTGACCATAAAACATAAACCTATTTCATCCCACGTTGGTATTTTCCCTGTCGTATATGGACAATCTTCAATATTATGTCTGTACTTAATAGCTTTGGTTTCATTCGGTGATAATTTATCTAACATATCATTTAGTATTTCATGAGTCTCTTTCTCCATAATTTTAGATTCTAAATTTTTAATAGGTGGTTTCATGAAAGATAATATTTTATCTTCTGTTGTTTTTATTTCAAAAGAAGTTTTATTAAATCCTTTTAACTGTCTTTTGGTAAATGCTTCTTCAGGTGTTAGACCTAGTATAGTTAATAACTCTTTTACACCGTCTTTTAGTTCCCCATGCTTATCTAAAGCGGATCTTTTTCCAGCAAAATATTCAGCAGTTATTACATAGGGTCTATTAAATTTTTTACAAAAACTTGCCACACTACTATAACCCATCTCTTCCATTGCCGACAGCATCCTGTCATTCCTGATTGTAATTTTTATTCTGTAGTCACTCATTTAGGGTCATAGTTTTAAAGGGGCCCGAAGGCCCCTTTAATTAATGTATTGATTGTTTTTCTTCTGGTTTTTCATAAAGTTTATCCTCGAAAAATCTTTTAAGATTTAATCTTTTAGATTTATCTAGACCTTTATCAAAAATAAAACCAAACCTATCAATGTATTCTTGAGTAGAACTACATCCATCCAGTTTAGCACCACTGTTTTTTATAGCTGTTTTAGCCCTTTCAAAAGTATAATTAGGGTTTTTTGCTGCTATAGCTGCCATTCTAATAAAACTTCTAGGCATCTTTTTTCCAGGATTATTTATGTCCCATAACTCTCTTATAGGTTCTACAAGACTATCAAACGTTTTAATTTCAGAGTACTGTAAAGTGTATCTACCTTTTTTAAAGTCTTCTGATGTTGCTGGTGAAGGACTTATTTCACCTTTTAGCAATCCGACAGTCTCTTGAATAGGCATATGATATTTTGACATCCTTTTTGCTACAATTTTATAGGCTCGTTTTTGTCGAACACTAAAAAAAGATAAAGTATTAGGAAAAGACCAATTTTCTCTGCTAGAATTAAATCTAGGTACATCTAATGCTTTAAAATCATTATTAATAATGTAATAGATTGGTAAACCTAACTCTTTTCTAACTTCAAACGTCGTGTGGCCTTCCCGAATACATCCATCCGAGTTTACGTAAACAACCATTTTTAAATCTTTTTCAGCAATAGAGGTTCTTATTTTTCTAATGTGACTAGATTTAGCTGTTCTATTACCCCTCGTTTTTTTAAACCAAGAGTAATCTTTCGTGGAATATACAGTTGTATATTCTTTGTGTAAATTGACATTTTTCTTTGTCATATTTGTTCCTTTCATTTAGTTCGCATCAGAGTTTTACATAATCGTACACGTATCTGATGTTTGACGTGATTCTTTTCAGAATATCTTTCATTCTATATAGGACATTAGATGATATATGTCAATCCTTTATTTTTCAGGGTCATACATTGTATATTTTAATGTTAATTCTTCTCCTTCTTCAATATCTTCAATGACCGTAATGGTCCATTTATCATAATGAGGTTTAATTCTAACCTGTGATCTAATACAATTGGGTTTATCGGAATGATTAATAAAACCTCCTAGAGGAGTTCTAATGAGTTGACCATTCAGTCTATAATGTGATTCCCCTAGATGAGTTCCACGCACTAATTTTCTCGTGGTGAATAATCCCTGTCCATTAATTTGTGAGTCTGCAATTATAAGTCCATAAGGTAAAGGTTTATAAGTATCTTTTAATTTATCTAGATCGTGAAATTCTTTTATGTCCTTATCGTTCATCATATCACCCTTTTCCATTTCCTCTTGCTATTTTAAGTTTACCCAAGTCTATCTTGTCCATCACGTTGCCTGATACAGAGATACGAGTACAATCCGCCTTGAATGGGTACACCCAATGTTTTAACCACGCGGGAAAGATATACATATCCCCTTCTTCCGGAAAAACGGAATAATTTGAAATACATCTATCTTCAATATCTCCGTAGATAAAAGTAATTCCACCAGGACCAGCTGATAGTCCTTTATAATTTTGATTTTCTTCTTTTAATTGAGTAGGAACCTTTAAGAATATGACAAAGGATAGTGCACCGCCATGTGAGTGTGGTGGATTGAATTCGTTTGGTCCTTGAAAGTTAACCCATAATTTTTCTAAATAATACGTGCTAGGTGAGACTTCTTTTGACCGTATCTTCCATTGACTTATAGCATTATTATATAAATTAAAAGTTTTTTCCATAAATACTGAAAATTTATTTTTATCTCTGTAATGAAACTGGTTCTTTAGTACTCCAGCCAATTCAGGAGAGGCATCTTCCTTTGACGCTTCACCCTCAGATAATAACAAACCTAATGTTTCTGGATCTGCTTTGGTTTTTACTACACAGGGGCCCCAGTGCAGTATTCCAAATTTAAGTCCTTCACTCATTTTCCTCCTTTTTTTATGAAGTAATTAACATAAATATACTTAGCAACGTTACAAACGTTAACGTACCAAATATAATTAAAAATATTTTATTCATGTTCCGTGTACATTCCAATTAAATTGACGAATCGCTCGTTCGGTTTCAAGATCGACGATGTTATCGCCCAGTTCCTGAGCTCTGGGTTCGTAGTGATCTATAATTTGTTCTAGTTTATGAAGTTTAGTTTGTGCATAGGGCCACAGTATTTTAGCAAACTTTAATGCGTCTCTATACCCGCAGCTCCATCGCCATTGTCGTTTGTAATGTTTAGGACGTTTTGAATATTTCTTTTCTCGACTCCAACCAAAACCTAATGTTTTATGAACCCATTCGATGACAGTTTTATCGGTCATGTTCATTTCACAACGAATGTACCACTGATTGTAAATCTTGCCACCTCGATCATGACGTTTTGTGGGTTTCTTCTTACATGTCACACACCCCTCCCCATCAAACAATCCTGCAATATATGCAGCGTCAGTTATACTAATTTCCATGAGTATACATTAATCTAATTAAACTTGTTATTGGATTAACTTTTCCTTCCTGGTTAGTGCAAGAACTTGTCAGTATTGTGATCACCGTTATCAGCATCACCACTTGAAACCATCGGGGGTTCATATACATAAAATTCTCCTTCCGAATCACATTCCCAACATTGGTGAACATGTTCTTTTTCATCTACATGGACAACTTTCACAAATCCATTGCCATTACACGTATCACAAACTGTTTTGTGAATTCTATACTTTTTTAATTTTACCATTAAGCTTTTTTGCTTTCTCGTTTGTTAACGCTTCAATTGTTTTGCTTATAGATAATTTTGCATCGGGCAATAAAACCTTCGACAAAGCAATTAATGTCTTGTATGTTTGGTGCGTTAGTGAAACGTTACGGTATTTAGTTATATCGGTCATGTGTTCCTTTCATTTGAACTATTATATAGGACTTTTTTAAAACTTTGTCAATGATAAAATTTACTTTAACAATATGGATATGCTCCTTTTTAAGTGGAGGAGTATGTATGCCTCCTGTGAAGACTCCAATTTTATACGACAGTTGGTATGAATGTAGCCGAGCGGCACATCAAGAATCCATAAAGATTTATTCTAAATTGGGATATAAGCTTGTTAATGAGAATAGACTTGCTACACGTTATACTTGTCAAGTAATAGGTAGTATTTGACATTGTGGCAGAATTGTGTTAGAGGAAGTTTCTTACCTTTAATACCTATCCTATTTTTCTCTCTTTAGGATAGGTTTATTTACAGATAAATCCTTGCCAGGTCCCTGATCCATCATTCATGTACCATCCAGATTTCATTATGTCTTCTTCAACCCATTTATGCGTGGATAGTTCAAATCTCAATTGATTTCCATAATCAAGGCATTTCATTATGGTTCCTCCTAAATGGGAATGAACTGAATTTCCAATGATTAAATTATAAGGCTTTAAAAGTATTTCTCCGTTGAATAGAAAAATTATTAATACTATTTCCTTTACCATATGTTTTTTCTATTAGTTTGTACCATTCCTTTTTGTATTTAGGGTCTTTGGTTTTATTCCAAAGATTAGCTATTTGATCTATCTTCCTTTGCATCATATTTTCTTGTACCCCATGATATTATTTTTTTAAGTTGTGGAGCTTGAATATCTATTATAACACCATATGAACGCCATGCCTTTTTCATTAGATTTAACTCTAATATCAAATCAGACCATTGTTTAACAGAAGCACCTTTAGCGGTTATTGTTGCTTTTTTCTCTTTCATATTCTTTTACCATTCAAGATACTGTGAACAACATATCTTCCTTTTTTGTTTTCATAAGACATAAACCCTGTCCATTTTGGGTTAGGAATGACTAAAGATTTTAGCAATTTTTTAAAAGACATTGCTTCCTTCTCTACTTCAGGTTTACCATCTTCAGTGACTTTAAATTTGTATCTCATTTTACCAATTACCCACTCTCATAAATCTAGGCATAATTCTATAAGTGTACCTAGCAAATCTTTTCTTTTCAAAATAATAATAATTACGATAAGATTGTATATAATCATTTGTTTTATATTGATCTGGCATACATAGTGGAGGAGGTGTGCATTTTGTACTAACACCTTTTTTAAGTCTCCATAAAGGCTCTATAATATCCTGCGATTTATGTCTTTTTTTGTAACGTTTTGTGTATTCACGAGCTAATTCTAAACCATGAATAGCTGCCCATGCATAGTTATGTGGTGATTCATTTACCCATAACGTCATAGGATGGTTAGGATAAGCTGACTTATAACCTATATCATGACCTTGAGCACGCGCTGCAGTAGATAGCATCTGTGCTGTTTCCAACACCATTTTAACTACATGCTTATCACACTGCATACGCGCTGCAATTTTAGGGTTTTTATGTAAGAAGAAGATGTTCATCCTAAAAAGATATTTCTGTCATACCATCACCAAGATTTTTAAATTTTAATCCTGAAAATTTTGATTTTAACTTTTTTTTCATAGCTTTTTGATGAGGGCTTTCTTTTTTTCCTTTTTTCTCATTAGTTTTCTTTTTTTGCATTTTCTTTTTCCTTTCTTTCATACCCTATATATAGGATATTAGATGATACTTGTCAACCCTTTTTTCGTTTTTTTCTTTGCCTTTTTTCGTGCTTATTTAATTTCTTTTTATGTCTTCCTGGTCTCTTTTTTTTCGTTCCTCCACGGTAAGTATTAACACCAAAAAGCCCTTTTCTAGCCATTCTTAGGTGTTTCGAAGCTTATCTGTTCAGGGTTATTTACGTGTGGAATGTATGAAATTTTTCCATTAATATGTTGTCTTAGATCTGTGCCACAAGTGATACATCTAAAATGATCTGGTGTAATAGATACTAATAGCGTGGGATGAGTGCAAGTAGGGCAAACTCCATTAACTACTTCAGCTCTTAAATCAAGTTTTCCAAACATTAGTTACAATTATCTTTGCTTAAGTCTATAGGTACTTCTTTAGTAAACCAAAACCAAGAAGATATTTTAGTTCCTTCTTGAGTGTATGTACATTTTTGTCCGATCGAGCAGGCGCTCAATGCGAACAATGCTAGTACTAAATACAGCTTTTTCATATTAATTAGTTAAGGGATTGGATGTAGATACTTTGATTTCTTCTATTTGAACTTTTAGTAATTCGATTTCTTTAGCGTTCACTAAAGGTTTAGTGTGATCATGTTCAATTGGATGATCATGACTTATTAAATCATGACTATGTGAAGTGTCAACGTTTTCTAATGTTGCAACTTTTTCTTGTAATACAGCAACCATTTCAATAGATACTTTATCTACTTCTTTAGATGCTTCTTCCAGTGCAGTAATTTTAGTTGTAAGTTCACCATATTTAGCGAATCCACCCCCGATTGCAACGATGGCTGCAATCAATGCAGCAATTCCCGCGAGCTGGTCTTTTAGATTAAATTTTTTATCAGCCATTTTTCAACATCTCCAGTTCCATTAAAAGCTTTTGTTTCTTAATATTTAATTCATTAAGTTTTCTAGCTTTGATTTCGATCTTATCATTTTGAATATAACTTGCAAGACTAGTATTTGGGTATATTTGTCTAAAATCAAAGATGTTTAATTGATCTAAATATACATCTTTTGGCTTATAAAATACTGCATTTTGATACATGGCTAGTGATGCTTGTTCACTTGTCATCGCTTCCATTTTTATAATATTTTTAATGGCTAAATTTTTAGCAATGTCCTTAACGTCCTTGTCAACTTTATCCATTATTTTAGCGAGATTTTTGACGATAGCTTTTTTCTGTTGTATCTTTTTTTGTTTGGCAAGCTTCTTAGTCTGAACAGCGGACTTCTTAGGAGTCTCGCTATCAGGTTTCTCTTCTTTAACTTCTTCTTTTTCTTCTTCATTAGTTGCTTCTACCATTTCCGTAGACTCTTCTTCAACTGCTTCTTCTTCAGCCATTTCAGTGTTTTCTTCTTCCATTACTTCTTCCTCAGCCATCTCAGTAGACTCTTCAGACATTTCTTCTTCTTCAAATGTTTCAGCCATCTCAGGTTCTTCTTCTATCATCTCTTCTTCTTCAAATGTTTCAGTCATCATAGGCTCTTCTTCTTGAAAAGTTTCTGTAGTGAATCCTTCTCCGTCCTCGGTTGATTCCATGAAAAAGGGTCCATCATCTTCGACGAACGATTCCTCAGATGAAAATTCCTCTTCCTCAGAAACCATCGGTAAGAATGTTGCAACGATTTCGTTTGTTTCCTCATAAATTTCCTCCATTTCTGTGTCTGTAAACTCAAACATTGGTCCATCTTCAAATTCCATGCTTTCCTCTTCCATAAAAAACTCTTCTTCCATTTCTATTAAAAAATCCTCTATAAATTCTTCTGCAAATGTAAATGTTTCCATCTCCATGTCCATCTCCATTTCAAACTGCGGCTCTTCATTAAAAGTAAAAGTTTCTTCTTCAAATGTAAATTCTTCTATATCTTCAAAGACTTCTTCTTGTAAATCTTCAAATATTTCATTTATTTCATCTTGAATAGATTGATCAATAGGTTCTGATTCATATGTAACAGTAAGAGAGGGCTGTTTTAAGTCTACTGAATAATGACTTGTGCTATTGGAAGTGTCTGTAAAGTCGTACCTTACATTAATATCAAAGTCCGTTTGAGTACTTCTGGATATAGACAAAGTATCAGATCCAGATTGATAACTACCACAGTTAATATAACCACAACCAGTAGAATTATATGTTCTAATTTGTGTTGTTGCTTCACCATCAGCTCCAGTCACTGTTACCGTTGAGGTGACTGTAGAACTATAATTATTCCAATGCCAATATTTAAAAGAATGATTTGATGTAAAGCCATCTTGTAATTGAGCTTCTGTTAAATTCGCGTCGTCTTTTAAACTTACATCGTCAGACTTAATATATGTGTTATTAACGGCAGCAACAGTGCTATTGCCATGTCTTTGAGTAGCAGTGCCAGACCAACCTGTAGAAAAGTCTTGGCTAATTAAGTTATTTGTTGTTGTTTCTTCAGAACTTGCTTTAGATGCAAAACAGCTAACTAATAAATACCCGGAAAAAAAGAGTATTGCTAATAATTTTATTTGGGCTCTATCCATTCAATTTTTTTCTTAATTTTTTCTTCTACTTGCTTATTTAATTGAGTGTCCAACATTTCAAATTCTTTTGTCATTTTAGCTTCTTCTTTAGCTTTTTTCTTTGCTTCAAGAGCTTCTTTCTTTTCTATTTCTTTTTTAATTTTTTCTCTCTCCTTCATACGCTTGACGTATATGTCGTAGTCAGGTCTTTCATGATCATATTTTGTCCATAATTTCATAGCTTCTTTACCAATTTTTCCGTCGATTGGACAGGGCGTACCTGCTTGAATCATAGATTCAAAAACTCGCTCATCTTGGCAGAGAATAGCCACTGCTGCAACCTTCATACCAAAGTCATTAAGAATTCTTGCTAACTTTAATCGTTCACAATTTTTATCTATAAAATGTTTTCCGCCAGATATACCAACTCCAAATGTTTGAATACCAGCAGAAGCACCAACGGCACATACATCCTGTGTCATAGCGTTATAAGATGGAGCGGATGCTGATGGTGGTGACGATTTTATAGTTGAATTTGTAGTACTACTAGTTGTTGATGTAGATTCAGAACCTGATTCATAGGTAGTTGTAGTAGTTGATTCATATCCACCTTCAATTGCAGTGTTTGTTCCTGATGTATTTGTCTGTGTAGTGTCTCCTCGAGCTGGTCCACCAAAAAAAGTTAACAGAACTAATAATATAATTAATGTCCCTGTAAAAAAATAATTCACTTTACCTCCTATTGACACGACTCACACTCTCCAGTCTCATCAACAACAAGACCTTCTGACTCATCTTTTACTTCACGACATTTACAATTTTGACAAGGGCATACTCCATAAACATCTGAATGAAGTTCACCATTACAGTGACAATCACAACTACAATTTTTACATTTTTTCATTACTTGGCTGCCTTAACACAAGTAGGACAAGACTTTTTAAATCTTGAGTGTATATTACATTGAATTTTTTCAGGTTCAGTAGCAATAACTTCTTTTGCTTCTTCCTGTTTAACTTCATCCTTTAATATAATTGGTTCTTCCTTCTTACCAAATATTTTTTCTATTAAAGATTTTATCCATTTAATCATTTTTCTTTTCCTCAATATTATAGAAGAATTTATCCGTATCTTCTGTTATCCATTTGCGACTATCCTCCACATTCCATTCAGAAGTTTGAACCTTCCAGTCAGGTACTTCGTTTTTTACAGTAAACGAAGGTATATCCCAAAGGATACGATTGTTAGGTTGTGCTGCATAATTTCCATCCTCTAGGGCGAGAATGTGTGCGCACTTATGTTCGTGCGGTATTTCTGAATGATCAGTGTCTATTATATTACTCTCTGGGTGCGCCCAGTCAACTGTAAAAAGATATGCACCTGGATGAGTTTTCTTATCTTTTCCAAAAAACTTTCCAGATTGTCCGTCTAGGATATCAAAAGAAGTGACAGAAGGATAATAACTGAAACAATTCCAAAGCTCCAGCTCGTCAAGTCGCATCCTAGGTACTTCTTTGACATCAAATCCTCTTTGAATGAAGGCTGAAATAGGGAGACGATAGAACACAGCACCGTTCTCCATAATAGCATGAAAGAGTATAGGACGTCCTGTAATCGATGCCAGCCCAAATATAATGCAGTCTTCAACTTCTCCATGATGTTCTTTGAGATCATAGAGATATTCTCTCCTGATCTGTGAATACATCACAGGAATGTTTGCATTTAAATAGGCCATGCATAAATTAGTTTAGTAAGGCTATTATTGCGATAACAAAGACAACAATAATAACAGATTTCTGTTTATTAGCATTAGCCCATGTCAATATTTTTTTTATATGGTCCATAGTTTTCTCCTATTTTTCTTTTATTGTACCCCAATTGGGCCCAGATTCATAGTCTACTTTATTAGGAACTTCAAGAGAAACAGCGTCTTCCATAACACTTTTTATTAGTCCCGCGTGCTGTTTATCCTTAACAGATATGTCTAATTCATCATGTACTTGTATGTGTGGTATAATTCCTTCTTTGTGTAATTCTAACATTGCTTTCTTGGTCATGTCAGCTGCGCTTCCTTGAATCAGTTTGTTTAATGCTTTGTATGTATAAGCACGCTTGATCCCTGGTCCGTGTTCCGCGAGTGCTGCTTCATGAGGCAATGCTTTATGAATTCCAAACTGATTAGGTTCCCATAAATGAAAACGACAAAGTCGACCCAGCAACGTTCTAATTTTACCAGAATTTTCTGCACGGCGCATTACATTATCCATTAGTTGTTTTACAAATGGAACTTTAGAATGATACTGTCTAAATAATCCTTCAGCTTTTTCTTTACTGACACCTAACTCTGCTTGTAATTTATTTTTTCCCATACCATAAAACAGACCAAGGTTTATAGTCTTGGCTTGATATCTAGGTATCTCTGCCATGTCTGCTACGATGTCATGAAAATCAGCATCGCCTTCACGATACGCTTCCAATACTTCATCCACTCCATAGAGATTCTGTAAAGTTGCATAATGCACTACCAGCCTAGGTTCTTGCTGAGAATAGTCAAAACAACCCCATGTATGATCTTTCTCGGGTATAAATAATGACCTAATAGCTGGTCCGAGATCCTTGTTTCGTGCTGGAATTTGCTGTAAATTTGGGTTTGAATAAGAAAATCTTCCAGTTACTGTTCCTCCATTATCTCCTCTGAGTTGATTAATTTCTGCATGAATACGGCCCTTGTAAGAATGTTTTATTATGGTATCAATGAAGGTGGTATGGGCCTTGTTTATTTCACGAGCCCGGGCTATATTTTTCACTAGAGGGTGGGGGTGATTTTGAAGGAAATTTTTTGTAAATGAAGGAGAGTTTGTCTTATCAGTACGGTCATAAGGTAGGTGAAGTTTGTCAAAAACTTTGGCAATGCTACGTGCTGCCCATATTTGAACATCTACTTGTGTTTCTTTTTTTATTTTTAGTAAGCATTGCTCTTCTTCTCCAACTAATTTGGTTTTTAATCTATGAGCGTTCTCACTATCTACTCGGACTCCTAAAAAACGCATATCAACCAAACAAGGAAAAAGATCAGTCTCTAACTGAAAAATAGAATTTAAATCTTGGTGTAGTATTTCTTTTTTAAGTTCCTGCCAAAGTTCTAAAGTTATCTCAGCATCCTTTTCTGCATATGCACCGACATAAATGGCAGGTAGTTTATACATTTCTGCCTTGGCGTCAACACCCCAATCTTTTGCAGCAGCATATAAATCTGTTTCATTCTTTGTCTTTCCAGTGTATCTTTTAGAACAGTTGTTTAAGTCATAACGCATTTGATTCTCATCAACTAAGGCCGATGCAATCATCGTGTCTACTATTTTACCGTTAATACTTAAACCTAACGCGCGTATCCAACAAACGTCATACATGGCGTTGTGAAAGATTTTTGTGGCTGGTGTATTTAGTACACCTTGAAACCATTTCAAGACTTTTTTACGATCCATGTTGCCACCACCTTCGTGGGCGATCGGATAATAACCACACCAACCTGAAACAGCTACAGCTACTCCTACAATTTCTCCTACTCCTACAACAGAACCAGAGCCTCTTCTTATATTTAAATTAGGGTCTTTAGTTTCTAGATCTATTGAAATTTCATCATATTTAGATAGATCTGGAAATTCTTCTGGTGGTAACCATTCTGTTTGTGGTTTAAATAGTGGCATTTGCATCATTTATTTTTCTTCCATTTGTTATAGCCTTTAATCCATTCGGTGGATTTCCGTTCTTCTGTTTGTCGTTTTGCTTCTCGATATGATTCTTCTAATTCTTTCTTTTCTTTCTCAGCTTCTTCTAAAAAATCTTTTTTCTCTGGATAGTCTCTCTCAATAATCATATCGATGAAATGTTTTGCTTTTTCTAAATCTTGTTTTTTTCCTTTCAATCTGTGTCTTAAAATATATTTTATAACGCAGCCTTCTGGATAAAGCAACTCATTTTCGATTACGAATTTACTTGGCTGAATTTTAAATTTCTGATAGTGTGTTCCGCCGATTTGTTTATCGTATGGTTTCATATAATAAAATATAAATATAGTTTGATGCCAAAATAAAATGTCATCATTGATAGTAAAATAGCTTCGCTTGTTAAATTCATCTAAACTTTAGTTCCTTTCTCCATTTTTTAAAATCAGTTCTCCATAAATCAAATTTAAGATGTAGTTCATTTTTCCATTTCCAACTGTTATGTTTCTTACTATAGTTAACATTTTCTGCTTCTTCTCCTAAGTCACTATCTCTAGGAACATATCTTCTTAATTTACAATGGAAGATAGTTTCTGTGTCACCTATATCGGTTCTGTGCCAGTACCAATTCCAAAACACTTCATCATAATCGTTTTTATAATCATCCCAAGTTAAAGAAGATATTTCAAATTTTTTAAAAGTTCTTTCAAATTTACCCTCTCGTTTAGATTTATTTAATAATGGATTAAGTCTTTTAATAAGATAACCTTCTACTTCTTTTCTATAATCATCGTTTTGAAAATTAGGGGACTGTATAGTTCTAAACTTAATATGTTCAGTAAAAACAATTTTTTCTAACAAAGAGTGTTTTCTTTTAGAAAATAAATGCATCCAAAGCTTATCATAAAGTTCATTATTGTGATTTTTTATATACATTTTTTTTCTTTCTTCAAAATTTTTAGACTCGCCTACATATAAAGCGTTACATTTATTTTTTTTACTTGTAAACTTTTTTTCTTTTTCACAAATTATATAAACACAGTTCATATAATAAATCCTTTGTTATATTGCTTGGGTTCTATAATGTGTAAATTTTCTTTTGTTCGTGTTGCGCCTACATAGAATAATCTATTTTCATCATCAGGATTTTTTTCATAAGTATCCAATGTTGTTTTCGTAAGATCAGTAAGAAGAACTACGTTTTGTGATTCTCCTCCTTTAGCTGCATGTATTGTGGATAATTCTATTCTTGGTTTTTTATTTAACTGTTCGCCGTTAGCTCTCATTTTTCTTAAATATTCTATGCGTCGTGATCCAGCATCATCGAATGCTTCGAACCAAACTTTTTTAGTTTTTAACCCAAAGTCTTTTGTTAGTTGGTCGATGCCATAAAATGACCCTTTCGTCATACCCTGCATCAATGTTTTATCTCTATGTTCAGGAGACATATAACTATAAATTTTTTCTATTTGTTTATAATTTAAAAGCTGTCCCTGACGCAAATGTTCCCAGTTTGTGGCAGCTTCTTGAATATCTTTTTCATAACTACGTTTATGCTTAGTTTCATAATACAAACCTTTACGATATAAAGTATCTTCTACTTCTTTTAGCATATGTTTGGTTCTAGCTAATACTAACCATTCACCAGAAGACATATCTACTGAATCAACCTCAAAGTGTCGATGTAAACTTCCTTCATTAGTTTTAGGTTGCCATGTTTTATCTATTCTATGTTTAATTCTATTTATAATTCCCATTGCTAATTGATGAACTTTAATAGGTATTCTATGTGATTGTATTAATGGAAGATTAATCATTTGATCTTGCAAAGCTATAAAAGAATCTACATCCGCTCCAGCCCATTTAAAAATAGCCTGATCATCATCACCTGCAATAAAAGTATCTTCTGTTTTATTCCATATAGTTTTTGTCATATCCCATTGCATTAAGGACAAATCTTGTGCTTCATCAATAAAGATGACATCAAATTTGGGGGATAAATCTGACTTAATAAAATTTAAAATCATGTCATTGAAGTCAATTAAGTTATATTCTTTTTTATATCTTTTTAGTTCATTATAAATAATATTTAATTTATCTAGTTCTAAATCTTGTGTATGTTCTCTTCTATTATATTGCTGTTCAGGTGTAATATTTCTAAGTTGAGCTAATTGAATTATTTGTAAATATTCACTATCAGAAGTAAATATACCATGATCTTCTTGATGTTCTGCATAAGAAACTGGAAATCCTAGCTTTTTTCCAAGATCTTTGTAGTGTCTTGATTGCATAACCTGGTCCTTTTTAATTCCAAGTTTTCTAAAAGCTAATGAGTGTAAGGTTCTAAAATATGGAAGATCATCTTCAGTTAAATTAAATTTTTTAATTGCTTCGTCTCTGGCATGATACGCAGCTTTTTGTGTGAAAGCAAAATAACCAATTCTATCTGGATCTGTTTCTTTTAGATAATCATCTACTTTATTTAATAGTGTAGTTGTCTTTCCTGTACCTGGTGGTCCTAATACTATTGTTTTCAAAATACATCCTTAGGTTTTAATTCTTTTTGAACATAATCATCTTTTCTTTTATCAAATTGTTTCACTGTAAAAACAGAAATTCTTTCTTTACCCACTCTTTTTTTATCATCACAACTACAGTGATCTTTTAACATTTGCGCTGTACGTTGATAGTTTATATCCCATCTTTGTCTCACTAAAAATTTACTATAAAACATGCTAAAAACAAAATGATGATAACCATCGTGAGTCCATACTCCACCCTTTTTAAGATCTGTAACATCTGATCCAATATGTCTATTTAAACAAAACTCTTCTAAATGATTTCTTAATTGATCTGCTGTTGTTACACCTTCTGGTGCTTCCACAGGTTCGTGGTTCTTCATCAATGGATTTATAATCATATCCCAATCTCTAGGTTTAACGGTTGGTGGTTTAAAGTCCAACTGTTCCATACATGCTTCTTGAAATAAACTTTGTTGTTTTAAAAACTTAACATTCTCCAGATGTAAACGTTCACCATCAACGTTAAGATAATAATAAGGTTTTTCTAATTTAATTTTTTGTAAATCTGTTAATGCAGGAAATACAATTTCTTCTCCTATTCCAAACTTTCTACTTCTGCATAATTTCTTATCGCATAGATTACACATTGGAACATCATTACATTTATAGCCCCAATCTTTTTTATCATGTTGTCTTTTAATTATATCTACTTCTGATTCACTTAATGGACTTGTTGATGCTGCAATGTTAAACATTGTAATTCTACTCTTCCACTCTGCTGGCCATTTCTTTTTAGCATATACCCCAAAGTGAAACATTGCATTATTTCTTCCACCTTCTGGAATTTTATTCATGGCCATAAGTTCTATGCATGGAGGCGCATCTGAATATTCTGATGTAGGTCTTTCTATTTTAATTTTTGTAATATCTTGTTGTACATGACGTTGGTACAATCCATAAAAGCCATCTAGACTAGCAGCGTTTCCATTTTCAAGAAAAGCATATCTTGTTGTATTATCACCATTAAAGTACGGTAAATTTAAAAAATTTCCAGTGTCGTCTTGAGATTTTAATTGAATTTGTTTTGGAAAGACTTCTGATCCGCCGTATCCTAGTAGTGTTTTTATTTCTGTAAGTTTGTCTCTCATTCTTTCTGCTGATACCGACTCTGTGGTAAACAGAAAAACGTGAGCTCCTCCGCTTTTTGACCTACACACTACCAGTGGTAGATTATATTTTTTTATTTTATCTATTAATTTTTTATGATCAAAACCTGCATAGGAATCTATATCTACACATCCCCATACACATTGATTATCTTCATTAATTGGAATAATTCCTAAACTTTGTGTTCCTTGTAAATGTTTTAACCAAAGCTCATCTATGACGGGTTGTCTTACTACAAACGATTGACCTTTTACTTTAACACCATTTTCTCCTTGTCCAGAGACTTTAGTGCAACCATGAGCTCTTTTTAGGCCCTTAAATATATCTTTAAATTTTTTTATTCTATCTTCTATCATAATTTTTGTCTTGGGCGTTTCCACTCTCGCTTCCACGCCCAATCCTAGGAATCTAGTTGCACTAGATGATTAATATGGTGAATCGCTTTTTGATTCGTCAGATCCGTGTTTAACTTTTACTTGACCCTTGCTATTTTTTTCAGCAAAGCTTTTAGCAATTTCGTAAACACCTTTATCTGTAACCGGACCAACTTTAGATACATCCCATCCAAACCATGTTCCTTTGTCATTAGACATTTGAACAGTTTTTAGATTATAAATGTGGCTGTATGTTGGCGGTGTGAATAAGCCATTTTTTCCTTGTAGCTTAAGACCCATCATGATTGAATTCCATTTACGACTAATCTTTAATTGAGTAGCCTTCATAGATATCAAAGCTGTTGATGGACTTTTCCCCATAAGAATCACAAAGTGGTTCGCAGTATTTTCCAGATAATTACCATTAGGTAATCTATCCTTCCAAGATTTATCACGAGTAGTTGTACTCACAATATCACTGTCTGCACTGTGGATTGCTACGGGAGCATTTCCAGTTTGACCTCTGTCTTGCCATTCGACATATTGTCTATCATAATGGACTGGTATAACATTTATACCTTTTGCTCCATCATACAGCTCTTTGGTCACTGTGTTTACAATCATTCCAGGTTCTGCCCCATTAATAAACTTAGCATTCTGTTTATTAACTTCTGGAGATAATTGTCCCAAAACTTTCAGAAATGGTAATGCAAGATCTTCTTGCGTCATATTCTGAGAGCCTGCATTTGCATCAGCTTCGAACATAGTCGTAGCCAAAGCACCTGCTTCTTCTTTTCTTTGTACTTGGTTCATGTTTATTGTTTCCTCTTTATTGTTGTTTTATTTCCAACGAATACGTTGAAAAGTTCCGTTGGCATGTCTTTACCTGCCTCAATACGTTCACGGACTAACGCTTTAAGAGTCATGGGCTCAACCTTCAACTTTTGTGTTGGCTGAAACCCACGCTCTTGTGCAAGAGCAGCATAATCAGCTGCCTTGTTATCTTCGTTACGACCAAAAGACACGGATATCTCATTTTTGATTATATCTCCTAGTCCATTGTTACGAAGCCAGTTAAACGCCGCTTCTCTATTTGCTATAGTGATGTTGGCGCTATAATTTGGTTTAACATCTACTGAAGATCCATCCATTAGTTTTAAATGGGATAAACCCATTTCTGCCATCATGGTTGGAATTACTTCTCCTGATATATGTTCTAAATCTTTTTTCCTTTGTTTTAAATCTTTCTCTTTTTTTTCTATTTCTTGATTAAGATTTTCCAATCTTTCAACTTGATCAGCTAAAGAT